AATCTTCTTCTCCAAATGTGTATTCAAGCTCCTCGCCATCATAAGATGCAAATGTATGACCATAGCCATCTACATAACAATTCTCTGCAGTTTCTTCCCAATCAATAGCTAACCAGTCTGGTGCTTTAATATCATAACAATCTTCTGTTATTTCTTTTATAGTTTCTACATATGTTTCCCATATCACATCTGTATGAATAAAACGGAATTCAGCTCCATCTATATCAGCATAAAAATCGTTATCTGAATTTAGCTTGTCTTCTATATCTCTAATCTCACCCCTATCACAAGATGCACCCAGGCCACTGCCAATAAACTCTATAATATTTCTAGTGATTGTTTTCATAACTTCTAGTTTTTATTGATTCGTGAATATAGTCTTCTAGGTCCCCTCTGTAATACTCTATCTCTTCAACAATATCCAGGATACGTTGTAGGCCCTCCAGCTCACTACGGCTCCCTAAAGGCATTCCGTTAAAAATTTCATTCTGTATTGCTTCTAGACACTCGTCTAAATCTTGAGCCGTGTTTTGGAAACGGCAATAACTCATATTACTCATAATTGTTCGTATTTAATGTTAAAAATTGTATTTAAGTTTTACTAAATTCCACCAGGTCAAATGCTGGTACTCTTTCTCTGTGTAAACGTGTATGCGGCCCTTTATTTCTAAAATATGTAAGCCAGTTGGTAGGATTCTGTGTATCATAATTACCAAAATAACTCTCTATAATGTTCAAAAATTCTCTGCCCAGGCAAAAAAGCAAAGCTCATTCTAGCCTCATCTTTATCCTTTAGCAATTCCACAACCTTGTATTTACTACCCTCAAAACTGATAATATCTCCTACTTCCCTAGGCCACTTAGATTCCCAGTACTTAATGTGTTGATTGTTTTTACTTAAAATTAATGTGTGTGTCGGTGTCATAATTGTTCGTTTTTTTAATGTTAGACAAGGCAAATTTAAAACAAAAAAAGTTACCAACAAAATTTAATAACTATTTTGCTCTCTGCATAGCGTATTCATAGGCCTTTACAAGTTTCAGGTGTTGAAGTGGATTCTGAGGCTTAGAAACCTTAACTCTTATACCCTTACAATGGTAGATATAATTACTGACTACTTGAGCCATTTCTTCCTCTGTTTTACTTGATTGCATACTTACCGAAATTAGGCCTACTTAGAATAGAGTACGTAGCGTATCTGAGTCCATCTAACAGGTGATTATTTGCATCTTCAGGTTGATTGGTTAGCTTACCTGCTCTATCTTCTTTCCATTTATACGACCTGAACTCTCTTAACAGGTTATCAGAGCCACCACTACCAGGACCTGTAACCAGGTTTAATGTATATCTTTTAAGCAAATCAATACCAGCATTTATACTATCCTTACCTTTAACGGATGGCCTTATATTCCACCCCATACGCCTAAGCTCATCATTTAATCTAGGCTCTGCTGAGTCTGCGTAAATAAGGGATCTATTCACACCAATATCCGCCAGGACTTTACTAATATCAGATGCAGTCATATGTGTTCTGTAAAGATGCTCCTGTATGTAAAGGTTTATACCATCTTGCCATACCGATACGATTGCCGTAGGATCGTTAGAATAACCATAGTCCATCCCATAAGATATAAATTTTGCCGTTTCAGGCACTTTTGATGATTCTTTATACTTGAATATAGTAGACCTTGAAACTCCTCTTTCTCCTAATCCGTATATCCTCCAATATTGCTCATCAGTATCTCTAAGTCTTTCTATTTCTGCTACAATAGTTTCATTCAGGAACGGATTATCTTTATAAGTGGTTTGATAAAAATCAGCATCATCTCTAGTAATAACCTTATCGTATATCCAATGGAACTCATCTGATGGATTGAAGTCTAAAATAACCTTATCTGTTGTTCTAAATATTAACTGCTGCCAGTCTTCAAAGAATAATTCATTAGCCTCGTTTATAAACAATAAATCTCTTTTCCTACCTCTAACTTTTTGAGGCTGGTCTAATGAAATAAACTCCACCAGGTTACCGAATAATTTGTATTCCGAACTTGACTTATTGTGATTAGATTCTTTATAGATTCCGTATATCTTGAGGATGTCAATAAAATCTCTCATTACAGTAGCTCTAACACTAGGGAATGTTTTACGAGTAACTGTAACTACCTTATCTTTATTCTTTGTACAGTAGCTAAATATAATCCATAACAGGATATTATAAGTCTTACCTGACCTAGTACCACCCTGCTCAACTACAATCTTGTTTTTGGAGCTATCTAAATGGTCGAATATTATGTTAGTATCAATCCTCTTTTTTGCCATTCGTAATTATGTTTACCTCGAATGATGTTTGCTCCCCATCTGCCCCAGTTATCTCCTGTCTTTCTACATAGCCTCTTTTTTTACCTCTTGTCTTCAACAGAAATATAGTAGCTGGTACGCTACCCTCTTTAATCTGCAAATGCAAATGCGACTCAGCGAAATCTAATATAACATTTTCCAGGTCCTCAACTTCTTTAGCGTATTCTAAATCTTCTTTTAACCAGCGATAATGTGTATTCCTACTTATACCTACCATCTTACAAGCCGTTGAAACTATACATAGAGTCTTCTCTAGAGCTTCAATCATATTCTTTTTTAAGGTGTCACTATTTGTCATCTTCAATCAATGTTTTAATAAAGCTATACGCCTCTTCTGAGTCGTTCTTAACTATGTTTTCTTTAATATTACTTACTCTAGTTGCAATAGACTTGATATGTCTTTCGGTTTGCTTAGAGCCTCTTATTTTACGCCCAGCTTCTCCATCTCCTTTAATCTTTATAATAAACGGATGAGCCTTATTTATGAATGTACTGTTAGTAAATCTATCGCCCTCACATATGATAGTCTTGTTTCTTGACCAGGCCAGGAACTTATCTAAATCTGTAAGTACGCTCATACTTAATCTATCACTTCCCTGAAAAGTTGAGCCGTCATAAACTCCTAACACTACTATGCTATCATTATAATGAAATTTAAACTTTCCAATCTTGCCAGGCCATAACGTATTGTTTTGCAATACCTGATTCATTACCCAGGTCTTACCGACTCCACAGGCTCCTACTAATAATATATTCATCTTTGTCTAATATAATCGTTTAAGTCATTTGTAAAATCATCCCACTCTCTATCCATCATAATAACCTGACCAGTCGTTCTATAATGATTCTGTTTTATCTTTCCAAACCCAGGGTCTGCTGGAGTACTTTCTAACCTTAAATAACCAGGTAGAACATCTTCCCTACTATCCCAAAATATCTGAAACTTCTTTCTACTTCTCCATTGCTTTTCAGCGTGTTTAATCCTATCGTGAAACATATCATTGTAAACGTTTGGATAACGCCTGTTAGGTCTATGCCAGGACTTATAACAACATAGTGTAGTTTCTAAAGTAAAGTAGCTTAAATCTTTATGAGGAAATCTTGCCTGTGCCTCATCTAGGAGCTTCTTACCCTCTAACTCTAACCAGGCTATCGTATCTTCTCCGTACTGTACTTCGTTCTTCCACCAGTCTAAATCATCTCTACCTAAAACCTTACATAAACCATTCCTATGCGACTTACTACCTGATATATTACTTAGAAATAACGTATCACAATCTAAATGGAGTCCTGCAATCTTTAAGTACTCTAAATAACTGAATGTAGCCAGTCGGCCAAAGGTGTAAAAATTGTTAATTACAAACGCCCAGGTATTCCTAAAATTTTGATACTTATCTTCTGTATTGCATAACTCTGAGAATAACTGCTCTTGAGTACGACCTGCTAAAACTTGCTTGTACTTTATGATACAATCTTCAAATACGTTTTTTATGTATCGCCTGTCTGTATCCCATCCTAGCTTGAGGTAATTAGTCCTGAACCAGGAACTAAAAACCTTAATATCTAAATCTTGTAAGCTTGGAAATTCTTTAAATATTAAATATGTAGTGAGTACATTCTGAGAGCATCCATTGATAAAAGTAAACCATAACTGTTGCTCTTTATCTAGTTTCAATTCTTTGAATATGTGAGGAAATGAATAGTAAACCGCTCCTGCGTGGCCCTGATATTTTAAGTGAAATTCATAAAACCTTAAAAAAACTTCTCGCCTATATTGAGGTAACCTGAAATCAAGACCAGGCATCAAATCTGATTGCTCTTGTATATTGTTTATTTCTGAATACCTACCTATCATTTCTGTAAATTACTTCATAAAATCTAGTATAACTATACCCCTCTTTTTCAAATGCTTTTTGTATCGTTTTAGCCTGGTCATTTGAGCCGACTGCTAAACCAATTACAAACCCTAAAAAACCAAATCCAATAACTGTTATCATATTTTTTAACTTTAAAATTATTCTCTCTTATTACTCGCCTATGTAGCGTTTCTAACTTCTCAAAATTTCAATGGCTTTATATCACAGAAACCTGAAAGTATCTTAAAATGCCTTAAAAGTGGATTCAGTTAACAACTGGAAAAACTTCCCTAGGCTCATTTCCTACCACCCAAAACAGGGTATTTTTGTTCATATATTTGTCAAATTTATCAGGACTTTGTTTCATAAAATTCCACACTTTGCCCTCATACCTCGGATGAAGATCTATACCCCCAAAATTGAATGGCATCCAATCTCCGTAACTGCAAAATCCTGTGCCGTTTATATCGTGATGAATTAAATTTATACCAGTATTTTTATCATTGAACATTGTATAACTGAATGCTGAATTAAGATTTTTACCTATAACTTTACTTATTATTTTTAATCTGTTAGGTATGTATTTTAAATTGAAAGAGCCATTATTTCCGATACCCATAAGTAATATTCTTTTCAAATTACGAGGTGGATTAAGAGCTATACCATATAAAATGCT